AAATGGCACCATTACCTCCACAAACATATGTTCCGGTTGATACTTTAGCAACAGGTCGTCTAATTTATAACCAAAATCCCCAACACTCTTCCTTAACATATGATATTGGAACAAGTGCTAATATAATAGATGAAAACGCACAAGTACCTAGACCTTATAGAGGATATAAAGTGTGGGAACCAGTGTATAATGCAGGAGCACAGTTAATTGATGAAGAATTAGCATATCAATATTCTGCGGCTCCAGAACAATATCGTTCAACACCAGAATATAAGAAGACATTAACTGCAACTGGAATGTTTTATGATATTGGTCCTACGCCAGCAAACGCATCTCTATAATTTTTTTATTTTTATCCCTTATGTCGCATACATTAGACCCACATTACCACCAATAAAGTTCACAATATTTATGCGTTCTTCAAATAATGTTAAATTAAAATTATAATCATAAATACGCCATGTAGGTTTATTTACCGCAATTACTTGGCCTGTTTGTGGATCACAAATAGATAAACTTTGAGCCAAAGGATCCAATGGAGGTATAATTGTTGTAAATTCTAACTCAATCTGATTAAATCTATTCATATTTATTGCTCCTGATGGTTGTAAATCTGAATTATTTGAATGAATACTAAAATTATAGCAATATAGGCCTTGTGGCGCATTACCACTTGTTCTTGTATATTTCTCAATATAATTATAAATTCCAGCCGGTTGTATATTTTCTCTATAAGAACCATCTAACAAAATTCCCATGCCAATTAATATCATTTTATCATTTTCAGGTGAATAATTAGATGTAACTAGAAGACCTGTTAAATTACCATTAGGATTAACACCAGGACCAATATAAACTGGCACTGGATTACCAGCGTCATCTGTTCTGTAAATTAAATAATCACCACTTGAAGATGCTTGAACTACATCAAGAGGCATATAATTATATGGCCAATTTGTATAATTAGACCATTCATTTCTTAAATTAACATCACTTCTTTGAAAATAGAATAACCAATTAGATATCATACCAATAGAGTCTAACGCCACTTTATTTGGACCAGTAACATTAAAAAACTGCTGTTCATGAACTTGTTTAATCAAGTATTTCTGTTCTTCTAGCGCAAAAAGTCGTTCTTCTTCATTAGATAAGAAACAATATGTGCAATTTAAATGTACATCAGCATTCCACAATGTTCGCGTATCAGTATACGATGTTAGACCAAGTTCAATATCGGGTGGAGGCTGTAAAAATCTATAGAATTGCATATACCATGAATTAAAATTAGGAGCAATATAAGGATAATTATAAAATGTATCAAATACATCACGAATTTGGAATAATTCACTAATTGGTCTTAATGTTACAACAATTTGTAACTCATTATATTGTAAAGATGTTAAAGGAAATGCCATTTGTGATTTTAGACCGAACCAATTATTTAGAGGAATATATAGAATACGACCACGAATAGATGGTTCAGGTCCAGCTAAGTCAGTTGTGTAAAAAGCATTTGGATACGAGTTAACACGAGATCCGGCATTACCAGGATTATTCATTTCAGGTTCTTGGCCAATCATTTTATCAAATAAATCCTTTTTAGCGCCAGAAAAATCTCGCTGTACGGATGCTAATAAATAGTCCCCCGAATATTCTTGTAATGTATAATTACCACAAACAATACTAATCTTTGAAATCATTTTTGCCCCTAAATTTTCAATCCATTTAAATTCATATGGCGCCCAATCAGTATATGTAGTAGTTCCATCAGATTGAGTAACTGTTTGTGGCGGCATAATAGGGCTCCAAATATTAGGCATTGCTACAGTCAAGTAGCAGTCCATTAATAAATCAGCATATCTTGGTATTTTAAATGTAAATGTAGATGGTTCGGATAATCGCAATGTTTTAGAACCTTCAAAGTCTACACGAAATTTCTGTAGTCCAAAGTTAGTGTATTGAGCATAAGTAGATTTAAAAAATGTTTTAGATGGATTACCATTTAGAACAATATTTTGTTGTCCAATTGATACTAGATTCATAAGTCCTCCTGGCATTTTAATAGTTATAATACTATCATATTATTTTTTTAACTAATTATATTACTTTATATTATATTTTTTGTTAGATTTGTTATTATATATTATAAAAAAAATATATTTATAAAGTAATATATAAAAGATGTCACAAACAGGTTCAGGTTCAACAGATATGGCCACTCAAGCGCGACAAAATATACAGCAAGCTATGTCCGGGCTTAAAGAAATGTCAGAGGCCACTACAATTACATTATTAACAATGTTAACATTCTCAATTATAGTAATCGCATTTATGTATTATTTTTATTATACAGGTACTGGCAATTTTGGAGGTATAGCTATTATATTTATACTAACAATTATGTTTAGTATTTTGGGACAAGGAATAATGGATCAGAAAGGCGCCATTATTGGCGGAGTACTTGGTCTAATTGTAGGTATTACAATCTATGTTAATATGTCAAATAATATGCTTACAAGAGAATGTCAATTAATGGACGGTGTTTATGGAAATTTAAATACAAATATTATATCTATAAATACTACTCAGCCAAAATTTCAGAATAATTTTAGAGACTATTATATTAAATCAGCATATAACTGTTGTAGCGGTGGCAATTATAAGAATGATTATGTTTCAATGTGTACATTAAAAGATTTATTAAAACAAGGTGTGCGAGGCCTTGATTTCGAAATTTATTCAATTGATGATCAACCAGTAGTTGCAACTAGTACTGCCGATAACTATTGTGTAAAAGAGACGTTTAATTATATTAAATTTAGCGATATTATGTCTACTGTAGTAAATAATGCTTTTTCATCTTCAGGCGCCCCAAATCCCGCCGATCCAATTATTTTTCATTTACGTATTAAGAGTGAAAATCAAAATATGTATAAAAATTTTGCTAAGATTTTTGAACAACATTCAGATCTTTTGATGGGTAAATCATATAGTTTTGAGAATATGAAGAATAATCATGTAACAAATTATGGAGCAACTCCACTAACAGAAATGATGGGTAAGATTTCTATTATAGTAGATAGAAGTAATTTAGCATTTTTAGAATGTAAGGAATTTTATGAGTATGTAAATATGACAAGTAATTCAATATTTATGCGTGAATTAACATTTGATGATATTAAATATAATTCAGATATTCAGGAGCTAATTGAATATAATAAATTAAGTATGACAATTGGTATTCCTAATGCTGGCGCAGATCCTGATAATCCTAGTTCAGTTGTATTAAGAGAAGCTGGTTGTCAAATGTTAGCAATGCGATATCAAAATATTGAATCAAATATTGAGGAAAATGAGGCATTCTTCAATGAAAATAATAGTGCGTTTGTTTTGAAACCGGTTTCTTTACGATATGTACAGGTCACTATTCCAGCACCACCACCACAAGATCCAGCATTATCTTATAAAACACGCACTGTTAGTTCTCAATATTATAATTTTAATATTTAATTAAACATTTATTAAACATTTTAATATAATTATTAAAAATTAATTATCATTATATATTAAGAATTATATAATGAAAAAAGAAATATGCGATAAAACAATGAAATTTGAAGATTGTGAATTAGCAATTCTTCGTACCGCAGTAGATAAAGCAGAGGATATTCAAGGACGTAAAGTTGTAAATTCACCTGAAATTAAGCGAATTATTACTATTGTAGAGAATTTTATTAGGAATAAAAAGCTTATTTGCTATGGTGGAACTGCTATTAATAATATATTACCAAAAAAAGACCAATTTTATAATAAGGATATTGAAATTCCTGACTACGATTTTTATAGTTCAAATGCGTTGCATGACGCAAAGGAATTAGCAGATATTTATGTTAAAGAAGGTTTTATTGAAGTAGAAGCAAAATCGGGTCAACATTTTGGAACATTTAAGGTATTTGTAAATTTTATTCCTATTGCTGACATTACATTATTACCCAAAGAATTATTTAATGCTATTAAAACAGAGGCAATAAAAGTATCTGGTATTCTTTATGCTCCACCAAATTTACTACGTATGGCTATGTATTTAGAGTTATCTCGTCCTGCAGGTGATGTATCACGCTGGGAAAAAGTGTTAAAGCGTTTAATATTACTAAATAACTCATATCCACTTACAGCTTCACAATGTAGTCATATTGATTTCCAACGTAAAATGGGAAATAATGATAATGTAAATAAAATTTATGATATGGTCCAGCAAACTCTTATTGATCAAGGAGTTGTATTTTTTGGTGGATATGCTATTTCTATTTATTCAAATTATATGCCAGTTCAGTTGCGCCATAAATTATTAAAAAATCCAGACTTTGATGTCTTATCTGAAGAACCAACTGTGACTGCTCAAATTGTAGTTGAACGTCTTCGTGATATTGGAATAAAAAATGTGAAGATTATAAAACGCCCATCTATTGGTGAACTAGTTGCTACTCATTATGAAATTCGTGTTGGTGGTGATACAATTGCTTTTATCTATGAACCACTTGCATGTCATAGTTACAATATTATAAAAGAAAATGGTGAAACTATAAAAATTGCTACAATTGATACTATGTTAAGTTTTTATTTGGCATTTTTATATTCAAACCGTCCTTATTATGATAAAGATCGAATATTATGCATGGCTAAATATTTATTTGAAGTTCAAGAAAAGAACAGATTAGCACAGAAGGGTGTATTGCGACGTTTTTCAATTAATTGTATTGGTCATCAGGAAACTGTAGAAGAAATGCGTGCTGAAAAAGCTGATAAATTCAAGGAACTAAGAAATAAAAAAAATACTGAAGAATATGATTTATGGTTTTTACGTTATAGACCAAGTGATAGTAAATCTATAAATAAAATGGACAAACATGATAAAGATAAAGATAATGATAATAAAGAAGATATCAAAGAACAACATAATAAACTACAAACTAAACATAAACGTAAGAAAAATAAAAAGACAAAGAAATTTGGGTTCTTTTTTTAATTATTTTTGTCATAATATATTATACAATGACAAGAAGAAATATGAGGAAGACAATAAAAGCAATAAAGACAAGAAGAAATATAAGGAAGACAAGAAAAATATTAAAAGGAGGTAATAGTTATGATAAAATACAAGTAGATAATTTTAGAACAATGTTTATAAATGCGTTTAATGCATTACAAAAAGCAATAAATACAAATGGAAATGTTCAAGATGCTATAGATAAATTTAAAAAAGGATTAAAGGGTAATAAAAATGGTATAAATACATTAATACCTGTGAACGCAGATGGGCTTCCTATTGATAAATATATTGAAAATTCTGGACTAACTTCATTAGTTCCTCCATTAGTTGTTATCTTTCATAATATACCTGATATGACTATTAGAAATAGTTTATTAAATGCGTTTATAGCTATTAATGGTTTCAATATTAATCTTACAAACTATGTTAGAGACACAAATGTATTATTAGAAGCATTAAAGATGCAAGATAAACCACTTGCAGAACTTTTACTTAGAAAAGGTGCTGATCCTACAATGTTAACAGAAGAGCAAAATGCTGATTTACAGAATTTGCTTAATGAACCTGTATTAAATTCTGTAATAGGACCAGAAACAGAAATAAAGTCAATATTAAAACCAGAAATAGGACCAGAAGTAGGACCAGACCTAGAAACAAAATCAAAGACAATATTAAAACCTGAATTAGAAGTAACCTTAAAATCTATACAACCTAGTAAATTAAATATAGACATGGAATTACCATCTGAAACTGGATATAACCCTGAAGTTGAACCTGAATTCTGGGCACCAATTTTTGCTAAAAATGAAATGTTTGCCATAAAAAAATTAATTAATGATATAATGAATTTAGATGGAACTATACCTGTACAAAATAGTGAAATAACTACATTATGGAGTATTTGTAGTATTGTTAAAGAAATAATACCAACTTTTTATACTCCAACAAAAAATAATGCTTATATGTTATTTGATACATTTTTTAAGGATAGTGACATTGACTTTAGTAAATTTAATATCATATTATGTTCTACATTAATTATGTTTGGTATAATATCATACAAAATGATTGGTCAAGACTATAAAATAATGTTTAAAGGTGGTAAAGCAATACAACTTGTACTATCTGGAATTTCAGATATATCAGAATATAATAGTGAAGATATTGATGTATTAATAATTCCAGCCAAAAATGTTCAATATAATTTAGATATGATTAAAAATTTTGCTGGACACTTAGCTTATTTAATAAGATGGTTTT